GTAAGGGGCATACGGTATGTGGAGCTTACACCAAGCATTGACTTTCCAGTCATCTGCTGGTACAACACCGACATCTTGTCAGCCTGTAGCGCGTACTCCCGGCTTCGATCCATGCGGGCAGCGGAAGCGTTAGCTACCATGTTGTAGGCCGCTACAGCAGCAACGGCACCACCAGCGACAGCCCCAGCCGTGCCGCCCACTCCCATGGCCATTCCAATACGGCCCATGGTTCCACCTTGAGCGGCCATCTTTGTACCAGCAGCCCGCATGAGCTGCATCTTTGTCCCCCCAATAGCTCCGCCTTCTTCACCCTCAGCAATGTCTTCCATTGCTGCGTTCATCATCCTGCGGGTTCGGTTTCCCCTATTACTACCCGTTGACATGTTAACCATGGGCGTACCGGCAGCACCGGTCTGAGATCCACTTCCGGCCATACCAGCCATGCTTCCTTGGGCACCAGAAGCTGCTTTTTGGAGAAGCTCAATCTCCTTCTTGGTCTCTTTGATCACCTGTTTAAGGGTGCGCATGTCCTTGGTGATGGCGTTAAGGGCACTGCTATCGATGTCTAGCGCCGTCTTAACGGCGCCCATAATGCGGCTGCCAACCCCACCTATTGAGGGCTCACCACCAGGTCCTGTTGCAACCATACATCTCCTTCGTTACTGCTTTCTCCATTTTGCCATACGAAACCAAAAGTCTCGTTGGCGGACGGTCATAAGCCGTAAATCCGAGAGAGTAAACCCTTTGTATACAGAGGCGATGAGTTCGTATTCGTAATAAACGTTTGTTAAGTTAACTAAGTAAAAGGGATATCCAATCGACGACTATGGCCACATTCTCTCCACACCCTGCGCATTGGATATTCACCCCTTCCATCTTGGGCCCTGCCTCAACGTTGAGGAGGGATTCAATAAGCATTGCCCTGTCCGCAATACTGAGTGAGCGTGCCCACTCCTCTGCGTTTACTGGGCGCTCTCCGTCTTCCCACACTGCACATCGAGCCAACATCAATGTGTTTTGTGCAGCAATTGAAGTGGCCTTCTTTCCAACAAACGAGCTGTCGGAAGAGTTTGGAAGACGAAGCTTTACTACCTTCCCGTTCTTTAGTGGCTTAACGATTAAAGAACGTAGATCCATCGATGGTTCACGGAGCGGGAAGTCTTCGTTGAGGTTGATCGTTACATCGTTTGATTTATTGCAGTGTGGGCACTTAGTGATAAATGTGCGCTCGCTACCATAAGTAGCTTTGATTACCGCCATAAACATTATGTCGCGGTCACCCATACTGACGTTTTCGATTATGGATGGGTTATCGCTTACGGCGATAGGGCCAACCTTTACGACTGTCCTCTTGAGCAAAGAGACCATGTACTCAGAGTACGTAAGGTTATCCTTGTTTTCAAGGGTAGCCAGGTACTCTTCGTCTGCACCGTTCATCTCCCTAACCTCAACTGCGGTATACCATTCACCAGTTACCGGGTCAACGACACCACGTTGGAGCTGGGCGATGAGCCCTTCGGACTCCCCCATTGTTGGGACAGGTTCTTCAAGTGCTGCGTTTACCGCAGACGCTTCAGTTTGTGAACTCAATTGTGGCTCCTAATTAGAGGGTCAGCCTCCGATGGAGGCGAGGTTGTTGATGCTTGCTGCATCCCAAGCTACCACAAAACCCTCGTGGTGGACAGTTAGCTGCTGCACCATAATGCCGCTGTCAGCTGCGTTAAGGTCGCTTAGAGAGTAGGTTCCTGGCCAGCAATCGAACAGCTTGATACCAAGGCGGGCGTTTCCTGGGCTTGGGGCGACACCGTCTACAGCACCGGGGCTGGAGTAGGATCCAGCTGATACTGGGTGGTCGAACACCTTGACGATGATGTCGCAACGGTAGTTGTTGCCGCCAGCAACGCTGGTGCTACCCGTGTTAGCCGAGCCCTGGTTCCAAGCGTGCATGAACTGCTGCCACTTGTAAAGCTGATCTTGACCAGCAAATACACCACGACTGAAGGTGATCGGAGCAAAGTCCGACTGCCCGACAAACTTATGTGGGTGGGTGTTCATGCCACCCTCACGGTAACCAACCATTTCGTTTTGAACCGAAACACCAGACATGACGGCAAAACCGATCTTGTCAAGTCCGTTGGTTTGGGTAGCGAGGTTCCCGGTGGCGTTGATTGTTACTTGGAATTTAAAGTTACGTACTGGGTCTGTAATAGTGGCGCGTGCCATGTGTGTCTCCTATCAGAGGTTTGAAACTGCGTTTGAGCCGCCGGTCCATTGGCTTAGGTTGATGATGATGAATTCGGCCGGGTACTGAAGAGCAACACCCACCTCAATACGTACTTCCCCATTGTTAATCGTGGTTACCGTGTTGTTTGTTGAATCACAAGTTACATAGAACGCCTCGTTAGCGTTGGTGCCCTTGAGTCCACCAGACCGCCAGAACTCGCTCAGGAGTGAGGACACCGTCATGGTGATACGGGTCCACAAACGCTCGTCGTTTGGCTCAAAAATAGCAAACTGAGTTGCGTCAGTTAGAGACTGCTTCAAGTAGTTGAGTGAACGGCGGATGGGGATGTAACGACCTGGGGTGCTCTTGTCCATGGTTCGAGCACCATTGATAATGATGCCACCACCAGGAATGCTCTTAAACAAGTTTACGCCGTACGTAGAGTACAGAGATTCCGTGTTGGCGGTCGTGTAGTTAGTTACTAACCCTACTGCGTTTCGGATGTCAACGTCGTAACCAGCTGGTGCCTTAGCTACACCACGCGTTGAGTCGATTCGAGAGTACGCACCAAGGACAGCGCCTCCAGGGAACGTATCCCTAATTGCAGCAGGACCAGTCTTGGTTGGGTCAATCATCTTAAGTTTGGGGTAGTACACCGATACATACGACGACTGCGGGTAGCTTTGGATCAAGCTTGTAACCGAACTGAAGTCGTCAGTAGTGGCAGCGTCAACAACTACAAAAGAGTTTCCACGAGTAGTTGCAAGGGTGTTCAAAGCAGAAACAGTCGTAGCGCTGGTTTGGCCTACTGCATTAAGTATCAACACACCTTCTATTTGGTCAAGCTGAGTGTTAATTGCTGCTTCGTAATCAGCAGCCACCACAGCGTTACCATCCAAGCCACCAGTCAACGGAAACGGTGTGAGCACTGGTGCGGAGTTGTGTGTAGCAATAGGGAATGAAGTCGTTGGGATTGTTATGTACTTTGAGTAGGTGTTAACTACGGTTTTAACGAATCGGTTATCTGCGTTGTTAGCCGACACGTTGTTCCAACGCTCTACTTCGACATCGTCAAGGAGAACTGACAGGTCAAAGCCGAACCAGGTTGCCGACGCCCCGCCTACTACTGGAGTGACTGACGAACCGGTTGCTGGGTTGCCAGAGTACACCCGCACCTTTAGGTTATTACCCCAAACGCCTTTGCTTGAAGCAACAGCAGTAAACAACGTAGCAGTAGCAGACGCAGCCCCAACTGAATCAGGGGTGTAAGTCACTGGTACGGAAGCCGCTGTGGCAAGAGTCCCGGTGCCTGACGTATGCAGAACACGAACTACGTAGGCCTGCCTTCCACCATTTGCAAAGTAGTGGTATACAGAGTACCCAAGCTCATGGTTGACATTGATATCGCCGTAGTACGATTTAAAGGAGCTCCACGAATCGATCAAAGTTGGCTCAAGTGGTCCCCGTGGGGCGGTTCCAAAGAACACAGCCGTAGCGGTGGAGAGGTTATAACGTTGAGCATTACTTACTAGCGGTGATTCGCTTACGTATACTCCTGGGGTTTTATATGTAGGCATTAAAAGTCCTCCGAAAATGGGGTAGTGAATACAGTGGGATTCTCGTTGTCTGCATTTGTAATAGTACCAACAACTGATGTAACTTGCTTGAGAGCGTAGTAGTCGGACGCAGGTAGTTCAGCAGTCATTTGTATGCTATACACCTTACGGAATATCCTCTTACGATAAGCGGCTTCTCCGTCCAACAAGTCGCTGTTCCCCCACGACATAAGGTCAAACCGCCGAATTGTGTTGTCCTCAGGTACCTCAATAAAACCACGCCTAAAAGGCGTTACTCGTTTAAGCATCTTTGACGTTAATTGACGGTCGTGCAAAGCGCTTCGAGCGTATGTTGTAACTTGGTACATAAGGATTACGGGAACAAACGAATCAAAAGCTAGAAATGGGCTGTTGCCTAACGCCGATACCATACCGGCCGCATCTAGTTCTGACGGAAAGTAATTCACATAGGCGGGGCCTGCAGATGCTGACCCAGCTGCTGAGAAGTAGTAGGTTTGCTCTGAGTGTTGGCGAGACCTGTCATGGGCTATGCCTATGTTTTCAATTGTTATAAATGGGTACTCTCGCTCGGTCTCGCCTTCGGGGTACCTAAAGAACACCTTCGCAACGCGTGTTTGTTCGCGGTCGTCTGTTACAGAGATGTTTGAAAACCGACGCTTTACAGCAGCGTCTTCCGCCAAGAGGAAGCCTTGGTTACTCATTACACATACCTACTGAGGATTACGGGGAACTCAGTTGTAACACCCAAAGCCGCATTACGAAGCATTGGGTTAGGTGGTATCAATCCGGTACCGTACTCAAGCTCCATTGCTTGGTTAACAGTGTTCTCGTCACCCGAGATCCCGACACTAATGGAGAAGTCGGTCTTATCAAAGATAACCGAAAGGGAGGATCCAAGGTCCCCCCAGTTCTCCTCCTGGGAGGCCATGGCCTGCACCTCGGCTTCATACTCTTCCAGGGCTTTTTCAATAGCAATACTTAAAGCCTGCAGGTAAGTCTCTTCAATCTTTTCAAAACTCTCTAGTGTTATGAGGTTTCCAGGTATGAAGGATTTAGAACTCGAAGTACGCGTAAGGTTAGAGTAAGCCTTGTACATGGCCGGTCTCCAGAGTTCTAGGCAGTTGTATGAACCAACGCACGTTGGTTCATATACAGTTTAGCCCAAACTAGGAAGTGACGCTGGCCAAGGGTAGTTTGCTATGCCAATAACCCCAGGATCTGGGTCGTTCAGCATTTCTTGGTTTATGTATATTTCCAAACCTTGGATCATCACAAACACGTCGTCCCGCAAACGCCCACGGACTCGGTAATCAAATACCGAGTAATACCTACCATCATAATAAAGTAAATCATTAAGGTGGCTTCGGTACTCGTAAGGAACTGAGATTCCTGCGTCTCGCATGTCCTGTATGGAGATGGCTAGGTCGATGTTCTGTACCGGCTGGCGACCTTCTGGGATTGCTCTACGTTGGTCTTCGGTTTCCGAGACAAACAAGGTTGGCAGGACAACTCCAGGGTAATACCTACGGCCACCAGTTCCGCGAACACCCTCGTCGTACACGTCATCGTAAAGGCTGTTTACG